CAAAACCAGCTCCAGCTCCACCAAAACCAGCTCCAGCTCCACCAAAACCAGCTCCAGCTCCACCAAAACCAGCTCCAGCTCCACCAAAACCAGCTCCACCAAAACCAACACCGGGAGTAGCAAATTGGATGCCAAACACATCTTATAAAATAGGTCAGATTGTTATGTATGCTGGGTCTCGTTATCAATGTAGGCAAGCACATACATCTATAGTTACATGGGAACCTAGTATTCATACTCAGGCTTTGTGGTTAAAATTGTAAATACCTGCTTTGCGTTTAAATCACTTTTTATTTTAAAAGTTTTATTGTATATTAAGTTTTGTTTTTTTTATATAAAATTATTGTTTGATTTTAATTCTAATACTAAATTATAATAAATCGCGTAAGATTTTTTTATTTTTACGTGTGTTTTATTAAGTTAATTTAGTAAATTTTTTTTCTTTTTCAATATTATAAAAAACAAAAAACAAAATGGGTGGTGGATTAATGCAATTAGTAGCGTATGGAGCTTAATATATCTGGGCTCGAATAGTAAGCTGCTAGTATGGTTTGTATATATACCATATTAGATAAACAGTATAAATATACAAATAAGAAATAAACATTTCTTATTATATAACTTGCTAGTAAAGTACTTGGGTACTTTGCAAAACTTTCAAATTGCGGGAACCTCTTAAGTAACTTTAACTACTACTTGTCTTGTAGTGATACTTGACAATACCAAAGGGTAATGACCTGAGGCAGTGGTGTTAACCACAAAGAAATATTTATATTTCTTTCAGTAAAAACGTTAAAGATTAGACAATCCGCAGCCAAGCGTCTTATATTAATAAAATTGAATTAACAAAATTGAATTAATAAAATATTTTGTAAATTTTAAATGGATAAAGGTGAAATTTATTGTGTAACGAGTCCTTCAAATAAAAAATATGTTGGTCAATGTGTTAAAATGTTATCGAGTGGTAAAAATGGGGATATTTAAGTAGATGGAAACAGCATATAAGAGATGCTACGAATGGCAAAGACTATTGTAGATTATTAAATAATGCTATACGTAAATATAAACATGAAAATTTTACTATTGAAATAATAAAAGAATGTGAAATAAAAGATCTAGATTATAATGAAAATCTTTATATTGAACAATTAAACACAATGACACCAAATGGTTATAATTTAACTTCAGGTAAAACAACATCAAGACAATCAGATGAAACAAAAGAATTACGAAGAAAAAATATGATAGGTAAGAATTTGGGTAAAGTTTTGGATAAACGTCCAAGAAAACGCCATGAAGATTTAAATTTACCTAAATATCTTCGTTATTATAGAGATTCATCTGGTAAAGAAGGATATAGAATAAGTCATCATCCAGATTTAAAAGAAAGATCATTTGTAAGTAAGTATACTTCTATGGAAGATAAATTACAATTGGCTACAGAATATTTACATTCAATTTAGGTACCTTACCGACTAACATCGGAGATGGTAGAGGTAGATATAAGATGAAGGTTCAACGAGTAGACGGAAGTTGGGATTTTATGATGATACTAGCCATATCTGAAAATTCTTAAGGTGTACTCTATTCCTAATAGAGATATTAGGGCTAATATATGGTTTGAAAAGACCGTATAAAAGCAAGATATATACCTCACAGGTAATCCTTAATAACATGGGGAAGAAAAGTAGTCAGCTATAACTATTAGGATATGTTATAGAAAAATCTGTTATTATTCCTATATTAATCAAATTTAAGTGTTTTTATCCATTGATTAATAATAAAACTGCTAGTAAATCTAAAAAATAGATTTGCAACACTATCAAATTGCGGCGACATCCTAAAAATATTTGCTACTAAGGTAAATTTGAAAAAATTTACTGGCCCAGAATACACTGGGGTATAGTAAAAATGCAATATATGATAAAATTAATATTTGTTAATTTTTGAAATGGACAAGCACGCAGCCAAATCCTAAGGGTAATTTTGATTACCTAATTGGATGCAGTTCAACGACTAAACGGTAGTGGGCGAAAATTTTCGCTTAAGATATAGTCTATTCCCTAATTTAAATATACCGAAAGGTAGGGTACAAAAGCAAATTACTTTTTTCAAAGTTGTCTATCGTAGACATACAAATTTCGCTATCGAATCTATTGAACAAACCTTTAACGGAACTGTAGATTTCGGACGAAAAGTTTCATGCACTGTTTCAAGAAACGGTGATCTTATCCATAAGGTTTACCTTCAAGTTGATCTCCCAGCTTTGTCTGGAACCAACGTTGGATGGGTTGCTCAAGTTGGTCACGCTTTGATCGACGAAGTTTCTATTGAAATTGGAGGACAAGTCATTGACAAACATTATGGTGATTGGCTCATCATTTGGAATGAATTGACTCAAACTGCCGAAAAAGAATCTGGTTACAACGAAATGATTGGTAATGTAACTGCTCTTACCAGCACTGCTGATGGATCTTCCCCAGCATCAACTCTTTACATTCCACTTCAATTCTGGTTTTGCAGAAATCCAGGACTTGCTTTACCACTTATCGCACTTCAATATCACGAAGTTAAATTCAATATTACCTTTGCTTCCCTTGCATCTATTGTAAAGGGATCTGGTTATGGATCTCCATCTTTGGACGCTTCATTGTATATTGATTATATCTACCTTGATACTGATGAACGAAGACAATTTGCGCAAGTTCAACACGAATACCTTATTGAACAACTTCAATTCACCGGTGCTGAATCAGTTGCTTCCGGAACTAGTTCTATCAAGAGCAAACTTGCTCTTAACCATCCTTGCAAGGAACTTGTTTGGGTTATCCACGAAGATGATAATGATCCAGCTGATTTTTCAAGTGACTCTGGTTCTGCTATCAATGGAAACTCTGTTGTTGATGCTAAACTTCAACTTAATGGTCAAGATCGTTTCTCTACTAGAGCAGGATCTTACTTTAACCTTGTTCAACCATATCAACATCATACTAGAGTTCCAGGAGATGGTATCTATGTTTACTCATTTGCTCTTAACCCAGAACAACATCAACCTTCAGGGACGGTAAACATGTCAAGAATTGACAATGCTACCCTTCAGATTTCTGCTGATGTTGATGATTCTGCTAAACTTCGTGTTTACGCAGTCAATTATAATGTCCTCAGAATTATGGCGGGTATGGGTGGCCTTGCTTTAAGATTAATATTAATAATATTAGAACAGAGCATAAGAGTAAGTTTTGAAAAGAAACTTGCTAGTGAAGTACTTTTACATAATACTTTGCAACACTTCCAAATTGACGGGGAACTCCTTAGAGTCTAAACTACCACTTTTATTTAGAAATATTTAAAAGGACCACGGTTAATAACCGTACGCGACTTAGTCGCCGTTGCACTACTCGTAAGAGTTGAGCTTCGCCCAATGGTAAAAATGTTTAGAATTGGACAATCCGCAGCCAAGCACCTAAAGTCGCTATGATAAGACTATGGTGAAGGTTCAACGACTAGACGCTAGTGGGTTTGAGAGGTTTAATCAACTTCTATGATAACTTAAGGTATAGTCTACTCCCTAATTAAATACATCGAAAGGTGGGGTATAAAGGATTCAAATTAATTTTGTATCAAACTTACATTATATTTTTAAAAAAACTAAAAAATGATATCTATTTTAATAATTTTAAGATTATTAATATGGAAAATGAAGTTAAACAAAAATGTACAAATACGGAGTATATTCTATATATTATTAATGAGTACGTTATCCTTATAACGTATTTTTAAAATAATGCGTTTTTAATTTAAAAATAAAAAATTATGATTAGTATATCACGTACTCGTATGTTAGAAGAAATAAAAACAGATAATAATTGTATAGTTAAAGCATTTGAAAACAACCCAATATCTATATTAGAAGAAGATCTAGATAATAAACGAGTATATTATTTTAAAGCATCTGATATTGGGAAAGTTTTAGATATTGTAAATATTAGAACAAGCATTGTTAATTTTGACGAAGATGAAAAGGTAGTACGTACAACGTACTCATCAAATAGTGGTAACCAAGATACTATTTTTTTAACAAGTCGAGGAGTTTATCGTTTACTTTACAGTTCTAAAAAGGAAATAGCTAAGAAATTTCGTAAATGGGCAAGTGATATATTAGATGATATAATATTTAATCAATCAAGAGAATTACAGCGTCAATTAGAAGAAAGAAAACATTTATTAGAGATAAAAGATAATGAAATAAAAACATGTAAAAAAGAGTCGTTTTTACATAAACAATCTATATTATTAAAAGAATACAATTCACAAATTAATATAGTATACATAATAAGAGTAAAATCGTTAGAAAATAACAATTATATAATAAAGGTAGGAGAAAGTCGTATGGGTATAGTAAATAGATTTAACGAACATAAATCAAAATATCCAGAATGTTTATTATTGGATGTATTTTCTGTAAAAAGATCAAATGATTTTGAAAAGTTTTTACATAAAAAATTATATGCGCATAAATATAATAAATTAAATGGTCACGGAAATGAGAACGAATTGTTTTTAGTAGGTGAAAAATTATCATATGATACGATAATTACACTTGTTAAAGAAAACATAAATGATTTTAATGACGATCATCTTCAAGTTAGGAAATTAGAATTAGAAATCCAAAAATTAAAACTAGAAAATGAAAGAAAGCTAACCATTGAAAATGAACTTTTAAATAAAATAGATAAACTACAAGATAATGTAAATAATTTATACTTTTTTATTGAAAATGAATTTAGTAATATGAAAATTCAAAATAATTTAAAACTAACTAATAATTTTGGAGAAAAGTCCTGTAATATAGGTCAAAAAGTTCAACAAATAAATCCAGAAACACTTTCTTTAGTAAAAGTATATCAAAATATTGCAGAAGTATCAAAAACATTAAGAATTCCGAGAAGTAGTTTAACAAAAGCTATAAAAGATTGTACAGTTTATAAAAATTACAGATGGGCTTTTTTAGAAGATGGTATATCTGAAAACATTGTTGCTATAAAAGAAACCAAAAAATTAACTAAAAATCAAAATCTTGGTTACATTGCTAAATTAAATAAAAAAAAAGATGTAATTTTAGCAGTTTATCTTGATAGACAAACTGCAAGCAGATTAAACAATTATAAAAGTATATGTTATTTAGATAATTATGTAAAATCTGGTAAAATAGTAGATAATTGTTATTATGTATTATACGATAGTCTTTCTCAAGATTTAAAAAATAATTTTCTAAAAAAGATTAATAAAGATGAAGTTGTATTATTTAAAAATAATGGAATTGGAAAGTTTGATCTCTATGGAAATTTAATAAAAGAATTTCGTTCTAAATTAGATTGTACAAATTCTTCAGAAATAGGTAATAAAAGTCTTATTAAAGCATTAACTTTAAATCTTCCATATAAAAATTATTATTATAAATATGCAGATAGTAAATTATATATTAGTTTTTAAAATTTTATTTATATGTATAATTGTATATGGATACAATTACAAATTTAAGAAAATACAGGATATTAGAAAGTCCAACGAATTTATACAATTCTAATTCTGAAGGTGTAGCAATTTTTGATTTGGTTTCTTCTATTGTCGGGTTTTATTTAGTAGATCTTTTACTATTTAGTGGTCAGTTATTTAGAACTTACGGATACAAATATTACGCCTCGATAATTCCTTTGGGTGTAATTGTTCATTTAATCCTTGATCAGCAAACTTTTTTAAACAAACAATTGTTTTCATCTGAACTAAATATACATAAAATAATTGTTGCTATTGTAATGGTTTATTTACTTTTATAAAATTTCTAAAATAAAAGGATCATCAGTCAAGATAAAATCATTTTCATTTTCAATATATCCAACTTTTTCTAACGACTCTTTATCGTAAATAAAACTTTTGTCGTGATAATAAAACGAGTCGTTTATAAATGTTTTTTCCAATGATAAAATATCAATTTTGTTTTTAGATAAATTCATTGGTGTAACATAAGTGTCAATTTTGTTATTAGATACCAAGACATTTTTTTCTCTAAATGCTAAATAAGAATGCACTTTGCAATAATTTGAGTTTTGTTGGCTTTTTTTAAAGCATTTGTTTCCATTTTGAGAAAATCCTTTACATACATGTATTTCTTCTCCGATTTTTTCATTTAATAGATCACGTAATCTATCTGTTAGTATTTGTTTGTTTACAAGTTGATCAGTGTTTTTATAAACTATATCATATTCCTCAAATATGATATCAAAAATGTGTAGAATATCTTTTGTGCAACTATTTTTTAAATCTGTTGATAAATTATGTAAACGTTTACATATTTTTGTTATTTCCATTTCTTATGGTAAACTCTTTTTTTTAAGAATTGCAAAAATATTTTCATTTTTTATGGGTGTATAAATATACCTTGCTTCGTTACTTTTATATATCTGTTTTTCTTTTAATTTTTCATTTGTAAGATAATATGAATAATACAGCGGGTTGTCATCTACATTGGTTATTAAAATTGAAAGAAAATGACAATCTGATGTTATAAATAAATTAAGAGTGTTCTTTGGCTTTGAATATTTTATTCCAAATTCTTCAGAATCTAATTCTCCACAATTAGTTATTTTAGAAAATGATTGCAATTTGATATAATTAATTTGAGTAAATGACTTGTTAAATTTTAATATTATATTATTTTCTAAAACTGTATATGATTCGACTTTTATAGACATTAACAATATATAAATATTGTTTTTAAATTAGTTACTTTTGCTAAAAGTAAAGGTTTATTCGTTTCGCAATTGTGAATTTCTTTTTAATATTTCATCTAGAACTTTATTTGGAATACCTAGTGATCCTTGTAAAAATTTCATACCTCTAGTTTCTTTTGGTAAACAACTTCCTGAAAATCCTCTACCGTGATCACCTGGTACAATAGTGTGTGACATACCAATTCTAGGTTCAAGTGGTAGTAAATCTTGTCTAAATTGTGAGTAATCAATTCCAAATTTTCCACATAATTCATAGATTTCATTAAAGTACCAAACTTTAACTGATAAATAAACATTGATAGTATATTTGAAAATTTCACATTCTTCGTAACTTCTATGATAAACATCAACTGTTTTGTGTTTGTATAAAAGTCTCATTGCATCAGATGTTGTATTAAGTAACTCTTTGTTTTCCAAGTGATTAAAGCCAAGTAATACAAAATCTGCATTGTACATGTCGTTTTTAAAATTTTTTTCAGTTAAAAATTCTGGACAAAAAACAAGATCTAAAAGTGTATTAGTTGATTTTATCATTTCGTTAAATCTTCTTGTTGTTCCAGGTTGAACAGTAGATTTAATTATAACAATAGATTTTTTTGTAACCAAATTATTCAAAGTTTTAACCAATGATTCTACGATAGATGTATTACATTGACCTTCTGTATCAGATGGTGTTGGTACGCAAATAAAATAAATATTTGTTTGATTATGTTGTTCGGAAAATTTTATGATATCTGTTAAATTATTAAATGTTTGTAATGCACCAGGTTCATCTTTTTTAACAATATCGTATACGCAAAATTTTACATTATTCTCCTTGCACAAATGTCCCATTGCTCCACCTACAAAGCCATATCCTAAAACATTAACATGTTGAAAACTCATTTTAATAATATATAATACATTGTTTTTAAATCAAAAAAATCAAATAAGCTTTTAAAAAAGCTTAACCAAAAAAATCAAATAAGCTTTTAAAAAAGCTTAACCAAAAAAATCAAATAAGCTTTTAAAAAAGCTTAACCAAAAAAATCAAATAAGC